CACCGCCTGTCGATAGGGCATCGTCTTTGCGTTGTCGCAGGTGAGCCGCGCTTTGCCGCCGATCACGAATGCGCGCATAGAGCCCTGCGGCGCTGGCCGGCCGAGAACCTCGAGCTGGATGTAATCGCTCATTCGCGCACCCCGTATTCCTTCAGCCTGCGGTAATAGGTGTTTGTTGCGATGCCGAGCGCAACGCAAGCCGCCCGCGAATGTATGCCGAACGTATCGCGCGCGTTTAAGATAGCCTCTTTCTCAACCTCCGCGATAGTGCGCACCTCGCGTGTTGGAGCGTTGCTCTCGCAGGGTGTGTCCGGTTCCGGTTCTGGCTCAACCATCGCTTGAATCAGCAGCGGCGACGATTCCAGCGCGTCAATGAGGCGGCTCAATCGCTGCACCTGGCCGCGCAGAAAGTGAAAGTCCTGCTCCATCTGCTTGAGCGTCATGGGCGCACCGTCGGAAACTCTTTCCACTCGCGGCCGTCGAGCATGGCACCGGCGGCTTCCCTGCCGAGACGGTACAGGTCAGGCGCATCGTCGCAGTGTAACTCTTCGCTCTGACGAGGAGTCAGCGAATCGTAAAGCCAGCGCCCATCCCACCAAGTTGCAGTCCGCTCGGTGTGGGTAGGCAGATGACCGGCGCAAGCCCCAGGCGCCCATTCGCCCCACCCCTTGAAGAAAAAGGCCGTGCCGGTCACCTCGCATTGGTCGCGCAGACTCTCGGCCCACTCGGGAAGCATCGGCCGCGCATTCGGTCCGCTCTCGCCTCCACAGATCACCCAGTCCAACTCTCGTAGGCCGTCGTATTCGTCCGTGCAAATCCTACCGCACTCATCTGGTTCCGGCATTTTGTGACGCGGATGTGGTGTATCAAAGTCGGTCGAGTTTTTCCAGCGAAGACTCACAGGCCCCAGCAATGGCTCAGCCGAGATGAACCGCAATGCCGCCGGCGTCTGTAGCAACAGCGGAATGCGCTCATCCGCCGCGGCCTGATTCTCCACGCTCACGCCCAGCCAGCAGCGCGTCAGCTCAAAGAATCCGAGATTCAAGTTGTCGTCGCACATCACCGAGAGGATGTTCTCCGGCCGCTTGGTCAAAAGCTGCCAGTCGAGCGCATCGCAGGTATCGCCGATGAGTCTCCAGAGGGCTTGCCGCGCGGCGACCGGCGCTTCTAGTTCAAATATATCGGCCTGGCTTGCGCAAAAGACCTTATCGCGCCTTCCCGCTGCCCGCGCTGCCTTCGCCCACCTGATTGGTTCGCGCCAGTTCGCTGCGCTGGTGACGTGTCGCGGCGCGCTTGGTCCCCAATGGCTCACAGGTCCGAGCATGTGCCGATCATCGCGGGTCTTTGCATAGCAGTTCGCGCATCCGGCGCTTACCTTGGTACAGCCGATCCACGGATTGAACGTGTGGTCGGTCCATTCGATTCCAGTTTTAGTGCCCATTTACCACCTCCACATTGAAAGCTCTTGCCTGCTTGTCCTCTTGCTCCACGCGACCGATGCGACCCTTGACCCGCTGGCCGATCTCGGGCAGTTTGTGATTGCGCACATAGTTGCGGTGAAAGAAGAGCGTTTCGCCGGTGTCTGTGCGCACCCAACCTATGTCCTTGTGTGGGATGGTGTTCTCCACGACGCCGGTGAACGTTTCAACTTGCTGCGCTGTCTGCTGCATCTTCAAACCCACCTTTCGCCCACTCAATGTCAGCGTCCGATATTCCCATATCGCCAAAGTCCTCCGCAACGCGCTCCGGCTCGGCAACCTCCGGCGCGCGCTGTTTCAGGCGCTCAATGGTCGCGTCCACGTCCGCCAGGAACTTGTCCGTTGCTTCGCGCATCTTGGCAATCTGCGCCTCGCACTCCTCGCGGTGCAGGCGGATGGTGAACTGCACGTAGCGCCTGGGTAGGATCGGGCCGAACATCGCGGGATCGTTGCTCATGCCGCCGTCACGCGAAATGAAGTCTATCCATTGCAGCGGCGGGCAGCACATGAATGCGAAGAGCAGTTGCGGCATATTGCCCTCTGGAATCTGGCCCGCATCGAGGGCTCGCAGGTGCGTGGTTGTGCGCGGGCACTTCGACTCGATAGCGCCGACCAGATTACCATCTGCGTCGTTTACCAAGCCATCCGGGCTCCAGCCGGTGCGCTCATTGTCGCCCACCACCATGCCGACCTCTTCGACCATCACGCCCTCTTCGAGTTCGTAGGCCGTGCGGGCCGCTGGCTCAGAGAACGTACCAGCCTTCATGGGCGCTGATACAAAGTGGTCCTGCGCCGCGATGCCGCTTAGAATCTCCGCGACCTTCTCCAGCCGGTAGAGTTCGCGCTTGGAACCCTCGACGCCCTTCTGCGTGAAATTCATGATGGCCGACGCACTGGACGCTGTGGCGCGGCCTAGGTGCGCTTGGAAAAAGTCATCGGACACGTTACCGTCTGTGCCGTGCTGCGCGAATCGTAGAATCTGCATACTTCCTCTCCGTGTTTGATGGTTACTGCGCGGGCCGTTCCGCTCCCTGCCAGCTTCCGTTACCTTTTGGCTACGGCCTCCTAGTTGGCCGGTGGAATGCTGCTGGCACCCTATCCCCCGAGGGTTCCCCGTCTCATCCGTGAGTGTTCAGAGCCTATCTCTAGGTTGTCGGAGTCACCCGCGCAAATTTAATAGCTGATGGTTACGTGCGGCACAGCGCCCTTTGCAATGGCAATGAGCAGGTCTTGAGCGCGGTCCATTGGGATGTCGAGCGCAACAATCGCGCCCAGGGCTTCATTGTCGATCTTGAGCCGGTGTGCACGATTCTTTGCGCGCTTCTCAGCCTCTTCGAGTTCCTCTTTTTGCCGCGCCGCTACCCGCTGGCGCTCAGCCTCGACCGCCGCATACCGTTCGCGCTCTGCCTTTGCTACTGCTGCGCTGGCTGCAAGTTCTGCCGCTTCGGCCTCAGCTACGCGCCGCGCCTCAGCATCCCGTAGAGCTTGTTGCGCGCGCTCTTCCGCTTCCTCTGCTTCGCGGCGCTCCTTTGCCAATTGCGCCTGATAGGATTCGGCCTCTGCTAGGCGCAATGCTTCTGCGCGTAATTCCGCTGCGATCTTCTCCGCTTCGGCCTGCTTCGCCCGCGCCTCAGCCTCAATGCGCTCGTTCTCGACGCGCTGGCGTTCACGCTCGGCAGCTTCGCGGGCAATGCGGGCTTGCTCCTCTGCGCGGCGCTCTGCGGCCTCCTGGGCTGCTTTAGCCGCGGCTTCCTCGCGCTCCTTAATGGCGCGCTCTGCGGCTTCGGCGCGGAGGCGTTCAAGCTCAATCCGTGCTGCCTCGTGAGCTTCTTTCGCTTCGACAGCTTGCAAAATCTGCGCTTTGGCGTAGGCTTTGGTCTGTGCTGCGCGAGTTGCGAATTCCTGCCAGTCGCGAGGATCGGTTTCAATCTCCCGCAGCCGGTCGCGCATAGCTTCCACGCTCAAAACTGACCAGTTCGTCAGCGTGTAAGGACCCGCGTTCGCGATCTCTTGCAATTCCTGCTCATGCGCAGCAACCCTCTCTTTCTCTGCGTTCTCCCAGTCGGTCAAAGGCTTGCGCACTTCGATCTTGAGTGCTTCAATGCGCTCATCCGCCTTGCGCCCCTCGGCGTCAATTGCCTCTTTCTGCTTGCGGATATCCTCCGTAAGGCCCTTGCGCAGGTTCTCCAGGGGCTTCTTCGAACACGCGACCCTGTAGGCGAGCGAGGCGATTGCATCGCGGCCAGCCTTGGTGCTGATGTCCAACTTTGCGGCCTGTGCGCGAACCTCATTTTCCAAGTTGGTAAGAATGTCGTTCGATCCGCCGGCCTTAAAGAACTCCACCGGCACGATGGTTTGCAGGGTTGTGATGATTGCCAGTTCGGTTGACCCGCTGGTAATTGTGGGCTGTGCCGCGTGTGCTTCGGTGTTCAGTCTCACTTAGATTCTCCCTTCAGCTTGCAGTTCGCGGTAGCGCTTGTTCTTCGCGTCCGCGAAGGCGATTGTGCTCTTGGTGTCGCCGGTTGCATCTGCGGCCTTCTGCGCAGCCATGTACATCTTGCGCAGTTCCTCGCCGTTGCCCGCGTTGCGGATGTTTTCCAGGTGCGTCAGGTGTTCGCGCTCATCAAGTACGCCCGGCTGCTTGCCTCCTGCGCGGTTGCCGTCATCATCTTTCTCTTTGAAACGCAGATTGAAGATCATGTTTTTGATGTATCGCTTGGCATAGGTTACGCCGCTGCCGACGGCCTGAACGCGCGACATTACGCCATCACCCTTTGGGCCTTTGCCGTCGCATGGAATCGGGAGCGGGTACTCTTTCGAGTATGCCCCCAGGCTCAAAACTCCGACTACGATAAATTCGTTGTCTTTGTCAGAGGCTTTCGGCACAAAGGAAAGCGTCATGCCCTCATCTTCGATCAGCTTGTCGATCATATTGTCGATGGCTTCAGCGGACGCGTAACGGCTGTGCGTCTGCTTGTTTTCGCAGTCCTTGATGATAGGTTTGATCTTGTCTTGCATACGCCGCAAGGCTGCGTTGAAGGCGTCGCGGTCTTCATAGTCGCGCTGCTTGGCCATCTGCTCAAGGATACGGTCGGCGACCGCTAGAGCCTCTGCTCCGCCAGCTTCAAGCGCCTTCTGAAAGGCCACTTGAATCATTTGCATGGGAGCCATGGGTGCTTGTTCTTGTTTGGTGATTGCGCTATCTGTCACTGTCCTGCCTCCGTAAACTTGCCATCCTTCAGCGTGTAGAAAGTATCAGGCTTGATTTTCTTTCCACCAATGTGCGCGACACGTATCGCCTTGATTGATCCATCATCGCGGTACTCAGCGAGAACAAGCCAATCACCTTTCACTCCCTTCGCTTTTCCTTTAACTCCCAGGGAGGCAGCGATAGCATTCTTTCCAGATACGCTCGACTCCGCGGAGTAGCCCGTGGTGGCGCTGTGCGCGGAGTAGCCCGTGGTGGCGCTGTGCGCGGAGTTGCCCGTGGTGGCGCTGTGCGCGGAGTCGCCCGTGGTGGCGCTGTGCGCGGAGTCGCCCGTGGTGGCGCTGTGCGCGAAGTTGCCCGTGGTGGCGCTGTGCGCGAAGTAGCCCGTGGTGGCGCTGTGCGCGGAGTTGCCCGTGGTGGCGCTGTGCGCGGAGTCGCCCGTGGTGGCGCTGTGCGCGGAGTAGCCCGTGGTGGCGCTGTGCGCGGAGTTGCCCGTGGTGGCGCTGTGCGCGGAGTTGCCCGTGGTGGCGCTGTGCGCGGAGTCGCCCGTGGTGGCGCTGTGCGCGGAGTCGCCCGTGGTGGCGCTGTGCGCG